CTGTTTGGTCAGGGCCGAAAGTTTCTCGGCTGCTGATCCGCCGCTGTTCGGGCCGTCTCCTCCCGCGACTTCCTTGAATGTGACGACCTTCGGAAGCTCGGTGAGGAAATCTTTGATGGCTTTCACAGCCGGGACGGCTGGACCACCCTCAGCAAATTGCACAGTGGAACTTGCCTCTGGCAAGTTAGAAACCATCACCATGACCGGCTCGATGATCTTTCGAAGCGCCGGTGTGAGCTTTCCCTCTTTGCATTGGGCCTCACAGAAGGCCGTGATCTCGGCTTTGCGGGCATTGGTCTCGATCTCCTTAACCTTAGCCTCAGCCTCGGCCTTTTCTTTCTTGAGCTTTTCGACCTCGGCAAAGGCCAGCCTCTTGGCCTCTTCGACCTTAGCGTTAACCTCAGCCTCTGAAAACTGAGCGGCTAAAGGTGGCGCAGGCGTCAGTGGCGCTCCGATCAAAGAGATCGGAGTGGGGGACAACTCCTTTTCGGCCTCGGCAAAGAGGCCCTTCATCTTTTCAAACCATTCTTTTACTGTCATCTTAATGCCTCCTTTATTGGATTCACGTTCCGAATCTTTCGGAACGGGTGCAGCCGCAATGGACACTTCCGGGGACACCTCCCAATTTTTATCATTGGAGTTCATCCCATGCGAAAAATTGGGAAGTGTCCCTAAATCTGTCTCGATCTCCCAGGCGGGTTTCTCCGAAAACATCGCCTGCTTTAGTCCTTTCACTGCCGGGGGCATGGCCCCCAAAAAACCCACATGCCTGAGTGAGAGATCAGGATAGAGGGCGATGCTTATCTTTTTATATAAGCCCCGCCCGACCCAGTCTTTGAACTCGTCGGCAACGTCCTTGACCTTTGCCAGGAGCTTTCCGCCCTCGACTTTGAGGGATTCGACCCACCCGTAGGCCGGGGAGTCGTGCTCAGGGTGTCCGATGACGATCGGGGCCTCGTGCTTCGCCGGATCATATAATGATGCGATCTCCTCAAGATCCTTTGCCGTCCACTCCCGGGTATCGCCGGAAGAGTCGGTATGGGCGCCAGCCTTAAATATCTCGATCAGATCCATAAAAACCTCCCTACAGCCTGCCTGTGCAACGGCAGACAGGCCCTCCTGCGGCAGGGGGCTGAGTTACGGTCAGTGACTTTAAAACCCCCGTTTGAAATAGCATCCAAAATGCTCGAAAGTGTATCCAAACTGCTCGAAAGTGTATCCAAATGTAGGACTTTTTTGAGGATGGCTATCCTTCCCTTCACTTTTGGGTTTCTCCCTGGTTTGCGTGTATAAAATCACGTTTTTGGAATTTGACCAGCTTTGAAAGCCTCTTCTGTTTTTCCTCCTCCGGAAGGTCCTGCCACCGCTTCAGGGCAGAGAATTCTTTCTTGAACATTCCCGTATAAGGGAGAAGACTTTTCAGATCCTCCGGCAGGGTTTCCCAAAGCCTTATTCTTCTCGATTTGGCCAGTTTGCACCGCTCCTCTCCCCTGAGCGTCTTCTTCCCATCGATCTCAGGATCGAAGGGACACCGGTTCGCGGAGCAGAAATCAAACCTTGGACACAAGTGAAAGGGAGGCTTGCCTGGTTCGATCTGTTTCTGGTTTCTCATCTTTTCCTCCATTAACGAGATAGGACTCCATCCACCTCAAAAATTTTCCTTCTGGAATGTAAATGAATTTCCCGACCTGAATATAGGGCATCCCGTCTTTTCTCCAGCTCAAGAGTTCCCTCTCGCCGATCCCTAATTTATCGGCTAATGCCTCCGGCTTCCAAAGGTCCTTGATCGATTTCATCTATGCTCCCATCTGCTTCAGGTATCCCAAGACACCGTCCTCAAAAACCCTCTGGGGTTTGATCTGTTTTAGCGCCCGATCGAAGAATGGGTTTGGCTTCTGGCCTTTATGTGGCACGGATTTCCAGGGATGCGCTGCCCCAGGCCAGAACAGGGCCTTCTTATTCTTCCCTGCAAAAATCCTGAACGGGGTCTTAAAGGGGCCATATATTCCGGTCCCTCGATGGACATATTCGGAATAAGACGCCTGCGATGTCACGACCCCTTTCTTGCCATCCGCCGAGACCGAACTCACAATCCGGCGCCGCAGATTACTTGTCTTTACCGGCGCCTCATTCTTCGCCCTGGCCTCGATCTCCTCAACCAGATTGACCATGCCCGCCCAGATGGATTTATGCATGACCTCTTCGGGCTGATCAAAGAGTTTTTTCAATTTGGGAGATATTTTTAAATCGATTTTTAATTCCATCGTTCCTATTCATCGCCCGTAGGGGCGTTTTATAAAACGCCGTACGGGCGTTTAATTAAACGCCCCTACAGTTTCTATACGATCCTTTTTACGATGTCTCCTCGGCAATGCGGATGATAAGGCGGTAACATCCCCCGATTCACAAAGTCCTCGATGCCATCGAGGCTCGGAGGGTTATCCCTTAAAAAATCTTGATACTCCTCCTCTGTCATGCCCGCCTGATCCATCATCATCTGATAGGCCACATCGACCTGAATCACTTTCCCATCCATCGCCTCACAGAACGGGCAGCAGCCCGGCGCCTCGATCACCCGGATCTCTGCAATGGCAGCCTCATGCAACTGGGAGATATGCGCCCAATTCTGAACCCGCACCACTGCGGTGTCAACGATCCGATTAATCTGATATCCTTCGAGATCGGTCATATGCTGGGCCAATAGATTTTTCATCTCGGCAATGGTCTTAGGATCTCCCCGTCCGAAAAGTCCCTCGCCGCCCTGGAGATACCGCTCTTTGAGAAAGTTGGTGAGGGCGGACTGAGCGTCGGGGTTCTCGATAAATTTCGATAGATAGAAATGATCGAGATTCCCAAGAAAATTGATGGCCCGGATGTCTGCGCCGCCAAATCCCACTGCGGCCTCGATCCCTTTAAATGTCTGGTAGATCCCCGTCACTGCGTCGGCCACGGCAACCTTGTCGATATTTTTATAGGCGTCGCCAAGGATGCCTTGAACCTTGGAGATGAATACATCCTCCGATGGAGGAGACCCCTGGGAACGCAGCCATGTTTCGATATCGGCCAGGGCTGAGGCTTTGACTTTTTTAAGAGAAGGAGAGAGCTGGCTCATGTACCAGGAGACCCAGTCTTGCTCCGCAAATTGGGGACACCTCCCTATTTTTCTCATAGGATTTTTCACAACGTTAAAAATAGGGAAGTGTCCCTGGTTCTTGCTGCCCCTGCTCGCAGGTGCCTTCTGCCTTCTGCCTTCTATTTTTTCGGCGAACGCGGGAAACGCCGCAGGCTGTCCAAACGGATTGGGCGTTTGAGGAACGCTGATTAACTCCTCGCCTTCTTCCGGCTCGGGGATCCCGTAGGTGTCTCGGATATAACTTACTGGAGTCGGCACTCCGATTTCTTTAATCAAGATGCGATCGCGCTCGGCCAGGGGTTTGAGGTCTTCTTCAGGATCGGTGCGTATCCAGATTTTCGGGTATTTAGCGCGGAACGGTTTCAAACCGTTCCCTACTGGAAAATTGTAATCGACGAGCCATTTGATTAGCTGTTCGTTCTGGCATTCGCAGAGCAAATCGGCGTCGGCCTTGACAATCTCTTGCCTCACGTCGGCTCTTTCTGTCTCGGCTCCGAGTTTTCCAGGAGTGCCTTCGGTCGTGGCGCTCTGCCCGAGGATGATAAACGTGATAGCGTCGTTCCAGAATTTCTCCCACCGGTCGTAAGAATCGACGGAGCTCGCCCTGGCCGCCTCAAGAAGCTCCACCGCCATCGTATCGGGCGTGATGATGGCCTGATCGGTCTGCATGGCCTTGAGAGAGTCGAGGAGCTTGTTCTGCATGGCCTCGTCTGTCCCCGAAGGGTATTTGCCCCAGGGGGTGGGCTGGCCGAATTTATCGAGAAAGACGGCCCAGAATTTGACGCCGTTTTTCTTAAACCAGATGGGCCAGTAGAGCGCCCTCCCGAGGGCGTCGCCATAAGGGGAGCCGTTATTACTGGGATTCGTAAAGACCATAAACTTTCGCTCAGGGATCTCGATGCCTTCGAGCATGTTCTGGTAGGTGAGAAGCCTTAAATTTCCATCGAGATCGAAGACGAATCGTCTCGGAGAGACCCCCTTGATATCTTTTATCCAGATGTCTCCCTCGGAGTATTCCCACATGATCTCCCCCGGCTTAAACCCGGTAATGATGCCGGTGAGAAGAGCCTGGCGAGAGCGATCGTGAGAAAAATTCTTGAATACCTCTTCGACAAATTCGGCGATCTTTTGATCCTGGGCATCGTCGGATGCCGGGATGATGTCCCATTCCTTGCCGATAACGGCGAGCCTTCGCTTCTGCATCTCGGAGGCGACTCTGGCCTCGAAGAGCATGTCTTCATAGAGCTCGACGCCAGACCATCCGCCTTCAGATTTGAGAACTTTGTCGGGGTTAAGCAGCGTCTTCCCGATGTAGTTCATCGTGATATCGTTTTGCGCGGTAGCTATCTGATCCGTTATCGGCTTTTTCGGCTTCTTCGTCGCCACAAAAACCTCATGCGTATGTAGGGAAGGGTTTCAAACCCTTCCCTACCCTTAGTAATTCACCACACTGCTCTGCGGCACATAGCCGCTCATCTCAAAGCCGACCCTCTTGCCAAAGGATTTGTATTCGATGACCCCTGCGGGTTTGCCTTGCGCCTGCGTGGCCAGGGCCTTGGCCCAGAAATGATCGGCGTGGCCTGTCTCCTCGGTGCGGTCCGCATCGAATCTAAAGTGCCCGGTCGAGGTCTCGTATTTTTTGACGCTGTGAAGCGAATTTCGGATCGCCTGGCTCATCGGGATTCGAGACTGGAGATCCTCGAAGTTCTTTTTTAATCCCGTAGCCAGGCTCTCTTTGTTTGCCGAGGTAAAATCGATCCCCTCGACCTTATGCTCTCCGAAATGCTCGATGGCCTGCTCGGCGAGTTGCATCCCAAGACCCGATTGATCGATGCAGGCGCGGCGCAGTTTAGGATGCTTCAAAAGGGCAAATAGAATTCGCTTTTGGATGAAGAAGGGCGTCTTTGCCAGAGAGATCACGGCCCTCGTCCAGGCGATATTGTTTTTGAATTCATCAAGCCAGATTACCGAGAGATCGCGCTTTCGGCCGATGTCGAGGCCCAGATAGAGGTCGCCTTCCGGGCCGGAGGTCCCTCCAGGCCGGAGGCCGTCAAATGTAGGGAAGGGTTTCAAACCCTTCCCTACGGTGATCGCAGGGTCCTCTTTTGTTCTGAGATAATGTTTATGGGCCTCTGTCGCCTCCCTGACGAGGTCGCTGACCCAGGGCGGTGAGAGATCCGCTTCGTCACTCTCGACCGTGGCGATCAACTCATAGGTCAAAAATGCGGTCGCCTCGTCTATAAATTCTATATCGTACTCCTGAGCCCAGCCTTCGTCGTCGCCAAAAGCCCTTTTGAGAGCCTCGACCGTTGTCGGATGGCCGTTTTCGTCTTTGAGGACCAGGCCCTCCTTGATCGCTTTGGCAATGGGGACGATGTGCTTGGAGTAGGCGTTATCTTCAGTGCAGAGTTCATAGAATTTGTTTTTCTTTCCGAAGGGCGTCGAGACGATGCGGATTTTATAACCCCGTGTGATGGTCGGGAAGAGCGCTCTCCAGATGGCCCGGCTGTCTTTGTGGAGGGCAAACTCGTCAAGGAGGATATTTCCGCTCCAGCCTCGTGCGGTATCGGGGTTGGCCGGAAGGCCGATCATTCGCGATCCGTTTGGGAAGCGGATCTCAAGCATCTTATATTCGGCCTCGTCGCCCCGGAAAGTCGATTCCAATTCTTTGACTGCCACGCCTATGGCTTTGGCGTGTGTCTTGGCCTGGGCGATCAGTTCTTTCGATTGCCGCTCGCCACGGGAGAGACAGACCCAGAGGGTTTTTCGCTCATGGCAATCGAGAACGGCTTCGAGAGTCGATTCAAACGTCTTTCCGCCCTGGCGGCAGATCCGCCCGATTTTAAAGCGGGCGGGATCCTCGACCCATCGCTTCTGATAGATCGTAAGGGGAACGGCAGGGGATTTAATCCCGCGCTTCGCGGGACTTTCTGCCTTCTGGATTGATTCCATAGATCTCTTCTTTGATCTTCGCTAGCGTTTCGGGCGAAAGCCCCAGACCCTTCTCCGGCTCAGCGGGGAGATCTTCAAGGGGCTTCATCTTCTCCTCAGCATCAATGATCCTTTGTAAAGCGCCCAGCGCATGAATAACTTGAGGGTCAGTAGTGTCTTGCGCCTTTTGAAGTAAGCCGTCTCGGACTTCATAGAGCGTTTTCCGGTAATCGACACGCCGTTTGACCTGGTCGAGCTTCTTTTTCCGCCATTCGTATTGAGTGGACCATCGCTGGACCGTAACCACCGGCACGCCGGTGATCTTGGAGATCTCGTCATAGGTCTTCTGTTTATAGATATAGAGGTTTTCGCCTGTTTCGATCACCTCGAAGGAATATTCTTTCTTTGGGGGACACTTCCCTATTTTTATCGTTTCATTTTTTTTCATAATGCCAAAAATTGGGAGGTGTCCCTATTAAAACCTCACATCGATGCCAACATCTTTTGCAAATCCATTATGGACATTAAGCCCATCTCGTGTGACGAATATCTTTACAAACTCGACGGCGCCATACATTCTTTTTTCGACCCGGATTAACTTTCCCTCTTCGAGGTAGGAGATATGGCTGAATAATTCTTCCTTGGTAATGGCAAACCCCAGATCATCGAGGAGAAGAAGAATTTCATCGACATAAAGAGGCCCTGGGTGCTCTTTGGTAAGAAATTTCAGCATCAAACCCCTGACGACCCGATAGCGTTCTTTACTTGTCTCTGCCATCTTCATCTCCTTTTCTGCGATCGATTTTTTCGAGGATGATCTTCTGGAGGATAATGATTTCTCTATGCTCCGCCCGATCGCAAGTCACATAGTCTCTGAAGGTATCTGTTAGCCGGTCCATTGCGAGAGCCTGCTTATCGAGCGCCGCTGCCGGTTTCTCAAGAGCGTCAATGATTTTTATCCCTACTTTCTCTCCGATTCGAAGAAGCAGTCTGTAGAGCCCGTAGAGCATGACCAGGGCGATCAGAAGACCCGGCCCCCAGTCTTTGATCCAGCCGGAAAAAAAGCCAAAGGATTGCTCCATCATTTCTTCTCTCTCTCCAGGCACTCCATCAGTTCGCTCTTGGTGCGGATCATCTCGGTCATCAATTTATCGAGCGTGTCGCGCCGAATCACGACGCAATCCGCCGGCACGTCTGTAGGGGCGTTATATATAACGCCCGCCTGCCTGTGCAACGGCAGACAGGTACGGCTTTCTGCGGCAGGCCGTTCCTTACCGAAGACCGCGCAGCTACTTATTATGCACAGCAGCGATAAGATCAAGCAGAAGCTGATTAACAGCCTCAGCCCCGATCTCGGTCTTGATCGACTCGCGGATCGCCTCAAGAGCGTCAATATATTCCCTCCGGGCCTTGGCCCTCTTGGCCGGATTGTCGATGTACCCGATGATCCGGTTGGCCAGGGCGAAACCCTCGCCAAGCGCCAGTGTCACGCCGCCACCGCCGGTTATGCCTGATAGGGCCGCGCCCGCGGCTCCGGCTGCGATTTGGGTGATTGTAGAATTATCGTCCATCGATTATCGTCCATCGTCTGTAGGGGCGTTATATATAACGCCCGTACATTAACGGCCCTACGCCGTCCTTGTTTTAAACAGGCTGTAAATAAACGTCGCGACACCCGTGATCCAGCCGGCATTGACGACCGTATCGATCCATGCCACATCGGGCTTTGGCCCCACCCCAACAATGGCGCCCAAGCCGCCGATCACAAAGACCAACGCAATCGCCACGTAGCCGTTGATCGAGAAAAGTTTTTTCAGCCCCTGAACGATCAGGGTCAGAAACACCGGAGCCAGTAAACCAATCAGTTGAAGAATATCCATTGTCATGCCTCCTTAAATGCCTGCGACAGCAGACTGAAAAGTTTTTGAAGAAAAATAGTAAATTTTTCACGAGGGATCGGGTCATCAAACCCAAGATCGCCAAGCGTCTCTTCGGATGCCTTTTCAAAAATAAAAATCAATTTTTCTCCAAGACAGGGTTCGCTCATAATTTTGGTTTATTTTCCGTAAACTGCGTATGAATATGATCCAGATGTTTCTTGTCGCCAAAGATCACATCGTAACGATAATCGAGCGCCTGGGCCTGACGCCGAATTGCATCGGCAGCGGCTTTGGGGTCCGCAAGCCCCCATGTCCGCCAGTCCCACCCAAGGTCTTTGTAGTGCCAGGAGTCAGGATCATGCTCCCCATCGTAGGCGCTGGTAAGCGTGGGGATGACATTGTATTTTTCAAAGACCCGAAAAACGATCCTGGACAGGGCGCAGAATTCGTAGCCGATGACATTAAAAACAACTCCTTGTTTGATGTTGATGCGGATCATGCTTCGCTGCTCCGCTGATTACGGCGATTTA